TCAGCCGCCCAGCTGTCGGACGGCCTGATCCGCGCCGGTGGCGGCAAGGCCGGAGGCGATGCCCACGGCCAGCGCGTCGATCAGGTTCGTGGCCGGGAAGTCGGGCATGACGCCCATGGCCAGCGCACCCAGCGCGCCGCCCAGGATCCCGCAGAACAGCGGGATCCACTTGTTGTCAAGCGGGGAGAGCTTCACGCCCATCCCGCCCAGATAACAGATCAGAGTAATGCCTGTGATTTCCATATAATCTCCTTCCTCTCATTCATGCGCCTTGCGGTTCAGATGCTTCTCGATCCTGCCGATCGCCTCGGTCACGGGGCCGTTGCAGCCCTGCTCCTTGAGCCCCTTCAGGCAGGCCAGCACGCCATAGGTCAGCAGTCCCTGCTCGTCCTTCATGGCCTGGATGTCCGCATCCTGCCGCTGCTGCTTCTGATACCAGCTGTAGGCCCGGTTATAGTAGCCCAGCAGGGCGAGGACCGCGGCCAGCACCGCCGCGGCGGTGACGAGGCTCTGCCATGTGATGACCATTGCCTCACCCCCACAGCAGCGCCCGCCAGCTCTCCGGCCCCACGACGCCGTCCACCGTGAGCTTTCGCGCCCGCTGAAACTGGTAGAGTGCCCCATAGGTCGCTGAGCCGAAATCGCCGTCTGCCCCCCAGGGGCCGCAGCGGAAGCCGCGCCCGATCAGAAGCATCTGCGCGCTGCGTACCGCCTCGTTTTTGTCGCCCCGCCGCAGGATCGGCAGACTCACCGCCGCCTCCTGCGCTTTCGGCGGCTCCGGTTCCGCTTCCGCAGCGTTTTCTTCCCCGCTGTGCGCGGCGGCTCCATCCGCCAGAGAGAGATAGTATGGCTGCCCGTAGCCGCGGATATAGCGGGAGTCGGCGTGCAGCTTCCGCAGCCCCACGGCGTCGGATTTGTTGCCCTCGATCACCGTGATCACGTCGCCCGTCAGTTCCAGCACAAGGCCCACATGGTCGCTGGAGCCGCGGCAGTCGCCGTAACCGGAATCCTCCCAGTCGTAGAAGATCACGTCGCCCGGCTTCGGGATCACATCGTCCCGTTCCTCAAAGCGCCCGGCCTGCCGGTACAGCGTGATCATCGCGTCGCAGGCGCACTCCGGGTACAGGATGGTATCCAGCCCGGCCTTTTTCCCGACCGCCGACACGAAGGCCGCGCACCAGGGGTCGCCATATTGCATGCGGTAGCCTCTCGGCAGGGGCTCGATCGTGTTGTAGCAGTCAATGATGGGGCGGTGACTGCTGTCCGCCTCCCTGCAGCCCATCCAGGCTCGCGCCGTGTCACAGACAAGCTGCCGCAGTTCGTTCTCTGTCATGCCTTTTCCCTCATCGCTGCGACAGGCCGCCCTTGAAGCCTGTGCTGCTGCCGCTGCCCGTGCTCTTCTTGCTGACCCAGGGCACGCCGGCAGCGCTTGCATGGACGGTGGAAGCAAGCCCCCCAGCGCCCGTACTCTTCGTGCTGCTCCTGTAGGAGCCTCCCTTCGGGGCGGCGCTTGCCAGCTTCGTGCGCTCGTATTCCTTCCGCAGCGCCTCTGCGGAAGACCGGGTCAACCCTGCCGCGCCAAGCTCAGTGTCACTGGGCACATAGCCCGTGCCGGAAATCAGCCTGACCAGGTTCTGATAGCTGTCCTGCTGCTGTTTGTAGCGCTGCTGGGCCGCCTTGTTCTCCTGCTCAGCGGCGTAGCGCTCGTCGGCCAGGGCGTCCCGCTGCCGCTGATACTCTGCGGCCTGGGCCGCCTGCTCACGGGTGTAGGCTTCCTCAGCCCGCTCATGTGCCAGATCATAGCGGTCCCGCAGGGCCTCGCCCTCGTCCCGGTACTGCTGATAGGCCATGCCGTAGAGTTCGGGCAGCGCCTCGCCCAGAAGGCGCAGGTACTCGTCGTACTGCTGCTGGCCCACGGCCTGCGCATAGCTGGAACCGTAGCCGCCGGTCAGGGCCGCGGCGCCGGCCATTGTGTCGCGCATGGCCATGCGCCCGTTCTGCACATAGCGATCAGCGTAGCTGCGGTACATCGGGTCGTCCTGCGCGCGGTATTGAAAGGGCTGCCGTCCGATCAGCGCCTGATACAGCGCCTCCAGCTCATCGCCGCCCTGAGTATAATCCATTGCCATATCCGTTCTCCTTTATCATTATCACTGCCAGCGGCCCCAGATCAGCAGGCGCAGCGGCAGGCTTGCCTGCGTCAGCGGGACCGCGCTCAGGGCCGCGATCTGCCCGGTATCCGTGAGGCTCGTCCCCAGACTCCCCTGGGCGAGACAGGCGCTCGCCGCGATCCAGGCCGCGGCGTAGTCGATGGCCGTGACCGCGAAGGGGAAAGCTTCCGTCTCCAGAACCACGCCGCGGTAGAGCCCGCCCCAGGCGGTATCTACGTCTGCCGTGACAAGGCTCGATCCTGTCAGCAGGAAGCTGCCGTCGGCCCATTTCTTCCAGCGCCAGATGCCGCTGCTGCCGCTCTCCTGCAGCGGCACATAGAGATCCCCACCGCGCCGGATCTCCCAGCTCTCCGGGATCTCCAGCCGGCTGCCGCCCTGGGGCGCCATGCCGAAGCCCACGCCGTCGTCCTGCTCCCGGAATTTCATGGCCCAGCGCCGGCCGGGGATCTGCAGCAGCAGAACGCCGCTGCCGCCCACCCGGTCGCGGACGGTCAATTCCGCTTCATAGTTCAGATCCGCATCCAGGCCGGATACGATCTGCCGCACGCCGGAGTTGAGGGCCTGCTCCGCGCCGAAGCTGCCCGCGGCGGTCCGCAGGCGGTAACTGATCGTCGCGCTGTTTTCTCCGTCCACGGGGCTGAAGACTGCCGTCGCCGTCACAGAGAGGAAGCGCCCCTCCTCCGCTGCGTTCCCTTCCTCGTCGCAGCGGAAGACGCTCACGGGAGCAAGTCGCGGTTCCTGATAAGGAAGGGGCGTGACGGAGAAGCTCTCTGAGGCGGAAAAACCGCGGGAATCCGTCACGCTGACGGTGAGCGCGCTCTCCCCCGTGAGCACCGGGCTGCGATAAGGGCTCTGCGTACAGTCCACGCCCCCGCAGCCGAGCGTATAGCCCGCGATCGAAGCGCCGTAGCGGGTCTCGATCTTCTCTGAATCGAAGATCAGCTCCGCCCGGCTCCGGCCCTGCACATAGCGGCTGATGGCTGCGGCCGCGCCCTCGTTATACGGCTGATGACTGTACCAGCCCGGCTGCAGCACGGGCTGCACGTCCTCTTCCCGCAGCCGCAGCACCACGCTGCAGCTGCGTGTGCCCACCGAGAGATCCCCGTGCCAGGTCTCCACCGTGATCGTAGCCTCGGCGAAGGCGGCGTCCGGCAGCAGCGGCGCGTAGTCCGCGACGCCCGGCCGCCAGGTGAGCACCGTGTCCCCGCCCTTCTGCTGCAGCATTTCCTGCCGTCCGGCGCAGCTTGTGCTCACGGTGTAGCGCGCCCCGGCGCTGCCGCCGGAGAGGGTGATGACCAGATCCTCGCCGAAAGAGCCCTCTGTTGCGCTCGGGCTCGCCGGGCTGCCGTAGCTGCCCGAAAGCGTGACGGTAATGCCTCCGATATCCCAGAGATTGTAAGAACTCGTCGAGGGGTATATCCACAGATAATAGGTGGTATTGGGCATCAGCTGCACGCTACGGCTCCCGCCGCCCGTCATCCGGTTGGAATCGCCCCAGACGATGGTGACGGCGGTGCCGCTGCTGCTGCAGCGGCTTTTGCATTGCTCCGGATCTGTCCCCAGCAGAAAACGAAAGGCGTCCGGATTGCCGCTCGACCAGGTTGACATGCCTGTCGGGCCGAGCACAAGGGACTGAAAGCTCATGGCCGAGGCGCCCTGACTGCCCGTCGTGAAGGCGAAGCGCCCCACGACCGGGCCGCCGTCGTAACCCACGCAGCCCGCATATTCCCCGCTCTGTACCTGTCCCATGCGGTACCATGTCGCTGTCGTATTCATGTCTTACGCCCCCACATATTTGATGCCCAGTCCCCCGGCGGAGCTGAGTTCCCACGCGTCTCCCAGCCGCAGCCGGTCCTCGATGACCTCGCCGATCACGTGCAGCTTGCCGTCCCGGGAATCGAACCAGCCCCGCTTGGAGCCGTTGACCCAGAACTGCCAGCCGGTGGCCGTGTACAGGCCCAGGGTCTGTCCCGGCGCCAGCTCGTAGTATTGGAGACCGTCCTCCTCATACACTTCGCCGGTGAAGAGCAGGTTCTCCGCGATCGCGATGCCCATCACCGTCTCCCCGGTGCCGGGGTCGGTGATCAGGCCCCGGCGGATCTCGCCCCGGATCGCGGTCAGATACAGATCCAGCGCGTCGGTCCGTCTGCCGACCGCCTCGATCAGCGCGGTGTAGTCATAGCTCTCCACCACGCCGCGGGCCGTGGTGAGAAAGCTGCTGCGGATCTGCTCCATATAATCGCCGAACTCGGATTTTGCCAGATAGCGGCTCTCCATATCCTGGCGCACCGCGCCCAGCTCCTCGGAGAAGCTCTCGGCCTCCCCCGCGGTCTTGACGATCAGGGCACGCAGATTGGCCGCGTTTCGCCGCAGGGCGGAGAGCTTGTCCTCCGCTTCTTTTTTCTCCCGGGCCGCCGCCTGGCTCTGCTCTGTTTCGATGGCTTGCGCGCTCGCGGCCGCGGCCTGCTCTGCCGTCTCCAGGCTTCTCGCCATGCGCACCAGATAATCCCGCAGCGCGTGGAGCTGCTGCTGTTCGGAGCCGCTCAGGATCGGTGGATATTCATACATTATTACCCTTCCCTTCTCTCGCCGCTGCCCTCACAGGTCGCTGCCGGTCTCCAGCACTCTCGTAATGGCGCAGATCCTGGCCTCGCCCTCGCCGCAGATGCGCAGCTGCACATGGTCGCAGCGCCGCGGCCGGATCGGGATCACGGCGGTGCCGTTGTTCATGAGCGCCAGCATGCCGCATTTTTCCCAGGGTCCTTCCGAATCGTAGCGCAGCCAGAGCGTGATCCTGGCCCCGGCCGCCATGCGCAGCGTCAGCGTCAGGCGGGAGAGATACTTGCGGTCCGGCGTCTGGTAATCCAGCAGCCCGCTCTCCGCCATCCAGGAAAGCTTCTCCTCCGGCTCTCCCACGCTGCCCTTCATAGCCAGCACGGCCCCGGACGCCGCATCGACTGCATAGAGCTCTCCGTGGGCAGCAGCGAAGCAGAGGGCGTGCAGCGCGTCCTCCCGGTACCAGAGGCCCCGCTCCGTGTCAAAGCAGAAGAGGCTCCAGTTCCCCGTCGCCGTCTCCCGCTGGGAGAGATAGTAGCGCCCGTCGATGCTGCCGCCGACTGCGCTGTCATAGGCGATGTCGCCCAGCGCCGCGCCGACAGGCTGCGGAAAGCCGCCCTGCCAGACGCAGACCTCGCCCGCGCTCTTGTAGTAGAGGCTCTCCCCCACCACCTGCAGGCTTTTGTGGCTGCCCTTCTGCACGCCGCGGCAGACTGTCTCATCCAGCCGGTGGGCGCCGGAGGCCGACACCGTCACCTGGTGGATGCGGTTTTCCTTGAAGAAGGTGGGCCGCCCCAGATAGTTGATTGCTCCGGTCCACGGCCCGTCCGAGCCCACCGAGGCCGTCCAGGAATCCCCGCTCAGGCCCAGATACTGCCGGAAGTTTTTAAAATCGCCCAGGGCGGAGGCGTAGATCTCGTTGATGTTCTTCTCCCCGTCATTGCCATAGCGGCAGCCCCAGAGCCGGTTCTGCGCCTCGCAGACGAAGTCCATCTCCGGCAGTCTGCGCCGCAGGCGGACGCTGCCCTCCACCGTAGCGCCCTGCTCGATGAGCCCTGCGACGACGATGCAGTCCCGCTCCTGGTCTCCTCCGCCCACGGCATAGAGAATCTTGCTGCCGTTTACTTCCTCGAAGGCGGCGCCGCTGATCTCCACGCCGTCATAGCGGGAAAAGAGTGCCGGCACCCGGCCCAGGCTCAAAAACGTGAGCTTTGTGTATACCTGCGGCAGCTCGACCCAGAGGCGCTGCGCCTCGGAATAGCGCCGCAGCACCCGCCCCCCGCCGGAGGTATCCAGCCACAGGGCGGCGTTGGGCTGGTTCTCCGGCTCCGATGCGCTCACGACCGGCGCGCCCAGCTCCGCGCCGTCGGCGTCGCAGAGGGTATAGCGGACCTCACCCTCCAGTGTCAGATCCGCCTCCATAGAGCCGAAATCCGCCGGATCCTGGGTGTTGTAATACTTCTTGTCCGGGAAGATCAGCACGTAGGCGCCCATGCTTACAAGCTGCTTTTCCCCGGGGCTGAGATCGTTCACAGGCGTGGCCAGATGGTTTACATAAAGTGTTCCATCCGCCACCCAGCACAGGCTGTCCTTGCCGATCAAACCTCCCGGGTCTTCCAGCACGGTCAGCGTTCCGCGCTTTTCCCGGGTGCAGAGCAGCGGGTACTCCCGTGCAGAGAGATTCTCCGTGTCGAAGAAGCTGCCTTCCGCCGCGTGGAGCCGATGGTCATAGCCCCGAAACCGATCCGTGACCAGCCGGGTCTGCGGCGTCGGATTCAAAAATGGAAATTGCATGTGTTCTCCTTTCCCGCCCTCCCTCCCGCGGGGTCTACAGCTTCCAGCCGCTCCCGCTCTCGGGGAGTCGTTCCCGATTCACACTGTCGGCCAGCTGCCGCCAGGCGGCAGAGAGCAGGCTCATGCTCTGGTTGTATTTGCCGATCTCCCCGTTGTGCAGGTCGATCTGGCAGAAGAGATAGGCGGTGTAGAGCTCCGAATCATAGGGGAAGCCCACCCGCAGCTCCGTCTCCTCGGTGTAGTCGGCCGGGAAGGCGGACTCTCCGCCGCTCTTCACATGGGTCTCCTCCAGTTCCCGGAGGATCTGCCCGTCGATCCGCTGCAGCCAGCGCAGCTTTTCCTCCACGCTGTAGTGGTTGGGCCGCAGCGCGTCCACCTGGGCGATCAGCTCGCCGGCGGTCATGCTCTCGCCCTCTGCAGGCTGTCCATCGTCTCGTCCAGCGCGTCGCGGGCGCGCTCGCTGCGCGCGATCTCCCAGGCCACCTCGGCCGGGACGCTGGACTTCTTCCCCTTGGGCAGCAGATAGCTCACGCCGTTGATGCCCACAAACAGATTCGGGTCTTCCCTCTCCGCCCCTCTCGGGACGGAGACTTCAATGCGTTCCTCTTTCATTCTGTCTCCTTTCCTTTTTGCCTCCCCTGTGTAAGGGGAGGTGTCAGCAAAGCTGACGGAGGGGTTGTCCCCCCTCCGCTCTCTCAGTTCTCCTCGTCGCTGCCGGAGAAGCTGGAGCAGCTCATCACGCGCAGCAGGCGCTCGGGATAGAGGATCGTGGCGCCGTTGGTCTCGAACTTGTAGCCGATGGTGGAGAACTGGTTCAGCGGGCCGCCGATCTCACCCTTGTCGTGGATGATCATCTCCAGCGCGCCGCCCTCTGGGTCGATGATGCCGAAGGCGTCCTTGCCGAAAAAGTAGGTGGCGTAGGTCATGGTGCCGGCCTTGTTCTGGTAGTCGCTGCCGCCCAGCACGGGGGCAAAGACGTTCTCGATGAAGCGCACGCCGTGCAGCTCGCCGATCTCGCCGTTAAAAAGTTCCTCGGGGGCGGCGTACTTGTGCGCCTCGATCCAGCCCTCGCAGGCGCGCAGATCGTGTGCCACGCTGGGGTGGATCACAGCGTAGTAGCGGCCATTGATGCGGGGGACGCGGTTCTTCTTCATGATGGTGACGGCCTTGTTGATCATGGCAGGCGTCAGCATGCTCATGGCCGTAGCACTGGCCTCCATCTGGGCACAGCTGGTGGGCGTGGAGGCGACCGCGCCGGTGGCCAGGGTGATGTTGTCGCAGTAGAGCACGTTTGTGCCCAGCAGCAGCGCGTCGCGGATCAGCTTCTCCTGGGTCTCCGCCGCGGAGGCGCCCATCTCCTCGGTGGCACCCAGGATCACGTCGTCATAGGCGCGCAGCTCCAGCTTGTCGGTGATGGAGGTGTAGGTGCCGTACTGGTCGACGGAGCCGGTCACGGTGGTGACGCCGAACTTCTGGCCGGTGGGGATCACGCCCTCGGTGAGCTTGGGCGCGCGGTCGAAGGTGTTCCACTTGCGCCACTCCACCTGACCCTTGTGGTTTGCGGGCAGCGGCTGGCGCTTGGCAAACTGGGCGTAGAAGAGCTCGGTTCTGGCGTTTTCCAGCAGCTCGGTGTCATAGAAGGCCTTCAGCTCGGGGCTGAGGGTCTTGGAATCGGAAAAGGCTTCGGTGTTTCCGCCGTTGACGTAGCCTTCGGTGCCGTTCACCAGCGTACCGGCGTCGGCAAAATACTGCAGATTCATGTTCATTTAAATTTCCTTTCCTAAATGCCTCCCCTGCAAGGGGAGGTGTCAGCGAAGTTGAGGGAGGGGTCCTTTTCGGTTTCGCCCCTTCTTTTTTTCAGGGGTAGAGCTTTTCTCCCCTGGCGCTTGCCTCCAGGATGCGCTGTTTGATCGTCAGCTGTTCGGCGCGGGAGAGGCTCCGGTAGTCGGCGGCGATCAGAGCGGCGCCGCTGCCGCCTCCCTCCCGGGGTCTCCCTGCGGAGGCGGCCGCAGCTCTCGCCAGCAGTTCCCGCCCTTCCTCCGCCCGGCGATGCTCCAGTTCCTCCCGGTGCAGCGCATACAAGGCGTCCGCCACAGAGACGCCGACGCACGGCGCGGTCAGGCGCACGAAGGCCGGATCCCGCAGCGCATCCTTCAGATCGAAGCCGGGGATCTGCGCCGCCTGCTCCTGCAGCAGCGCCAGATGCTCCCGCAGCATCCGCACATCCGGCAGGCGCACTCCATCCCTGCTTTCCGTGCGGCTCTGCTCCGCTGACTTCTCTCTGAGTAGAAGCTGCCCCGCAGGTGCGGATGAGGTGTCAACCTCCGTCTGCTCCGCTCTCTCGATCCCCGCGCTCTTTGCCTTCCCCTTGAGGGGAAGCTGCCCCGCAGGGGCGGATGAGGTGGCGCTCTCCGTCTGCGCACACGTTTCCATGCCCTCGGCATCCAGCCTCCCCTGTGTAAGGGGAGGTGGCCGCAGGCCGGAGGGGTTGATCTCCTCGTTCCGCTCCCCCTGCAGGCAGTTGAGCACTTCCTGCGTCATCTCCTCACCTCCAGGCAGACATGTTCCGGGTACTCCGCCGCGAGCAGCCGCAGCCCCGCGGCGATCACCTCATAGGTCTCTGCGCTGCCGCCGCGCACCCAGCAGTACCCGTCTGCCAGATACCGCTCCACGCCCTCCGCAGGCAACGCCTCCAGCAGGGTGTACATCAGCATGCTCAGCGCGGCGCAGACCGGATCTTTCCCGTGCTCACCGGCTCCGGCGTGTCCCTCAAAGCGCATTTCCGGTTCTTTCGGGTCATAGAAAACCTTCGTCATCCCGGGAGCCCCGCGGTGCTGGCCGCCGCCCGGGCCAGTTCCGTCGCGTCCGTTGTATCTTCCGCCGACGGAGCGGGCGGCGCAGTCTCAACAGGGGCGGCACCCTCCGTCTCCCCCAGCAGAGCCGCCGCCATATCCGGCCGGTAGCGGCGGGCCAGCGCCAGCGCGAAAGCCTTGTACCGCGTCAGCTCCTGCAGCTTCTCGCGCAGGTTCATCCCCGCCGTCAGGCGTATCATCAGCTTCTCGCGTCCGTCAAACTCCATCATGTCCAGAAGCCCCAGTGCCTGCTGCTCATGGCCCGGCTCAAAGAGGCCCATGCGGTAAAGCTCCATCGCCAGCTCATTCTGGCTCAGCCGGGAATAGGCATTGCGCTTCTGGGCGGAGACCTTGATGTCGAATACCGGCTGGCTCATGAGCTCCAGCCCAGGCAGCGCCCGGGGCAGCAGGGCCGTGTTGTCCAGCGTGACGAACTGCTGCGTCCCCAGCGCGCCGGTGATGCGAAACTGCCGCGGCAGGGTATAGAACTGTCGGATCAGCTCGATGCAGAGCTCCACGATCTCGCTGAAGGCCAGGTAGGAGGCGCGGGTAGAATCGCGGCTGCCCTTGCCGCTGGCCTCCTGCAGCGCCGCGATGGCGGAGGCCGCGGTCACGCCCACGTTCATGGTGCCGTTGGCGGTCTCGGTATTGCCGGAGGTCTCGCGCAGCTCCCGGATCGCCGACTCCAGTACCTCGACATATACACCCGGCAGTCCGGCAAAGCCGATCTGCCGCAGGCTGTCCTCGCCCAGGTTGCCGCTCACATGCACCAGCGCCCGGCTCAGATCGGTAAACTCCTCCTCGTTCACCGATCCGTCGATGCGCTGGAAATAGCGGGGCGTCGCGCCCACCAGCGTATTCTTGACGAAGGCGGTGCGCATCAGGTCGATGGCAGTCTGCACATTGGCGCAGAGATCCACGAAGCCGTAGCCGCAGGGGCTCCCCTCCACCGGAAACAGCGGATCGAACACAAAGGGGTATTTCCCGTGGTCATAGAGCCCGGCGGGCTCAGTTTTAAGTTTGTAGGGGCCGACGCCCTCGGCGGCCCGCTCCCCTGTCCCCTCAATACTGTGTTCCTTAAAACTCAGGGCTTCGTTCTCCGTTGCGTACAGCACCGTATCTCCTACATATTTGCAGTAGTGCAGCACGCCGCCCTTTTTGTAGTAGACCTCGATGACCGTGACCTTCCCCTCCAGGCTCACCGCGTCGTCATAGACAAAGCGGGTCGCCATGAAGGGCGAGGAGCGCAGCCGTCCGCGCAGCTGCGGGTACTGCTCACAGAGGCTCGCCTCGTCCTCCAGGTGGGTGCAGAAGAAATACCGGCTTTTCTGGATATCGTCCACGCCCGGCTCCCAGAACAGGTTCAGCAGATCCACCCGCTCGATGGCGATGTCCCCCAGGCCGCCGCACTTCTCCGGGTCCCAGACCACGCGGTAGCAGGCGGTGCCGGTCTTGAGCTTCTGCCACATGGCGGCGTCGTATGTCTTCTCGAAGCGGTTCTGCTCCAGGATGCAGGGCAGGATCGCCGACAGGAGCCTGGCCTCCTCCTGATCCCCCGGCTCACGGGGCAGGATCAGCGGCTCCGGGTAGGCCTCCATGGCGTCCGCGTGCTTGGAGACGATCACGTTGTGCAGCCACCCGCTCTCCGAGCGGAAGCCGCCGTCGTCCCCCAGTCCGCGGCGCTTTTCCTCAAAGCGGTTGCGCAGCTTCCACCAGTTCTCGGCAGAGACTACGCGCCGCTCCAGCCCGGCCTTGCCGCTCTTGTACTTCTGGAGCGTCGCGGTAAACTCCCGCAGCCGCTCCGGGCTAATGCTTGGCATCAAATCCTTCCTTTCTACTCCCTTGCCTCCCCTGTGTAAGAGGAGGTGCCGCGAAGCGGCGGAGGGGTTGTAAACTTTTACGCCTGCCGCGGCGCCAGCGGATTGATCGCAGGGTTTGTGTTCTCCGCCTTCCGCAGCGGTGTCACCGGCCGGGACATACAGGCGTAGCGCCACTCGTCACAGACGTGGTCCTCCATCGAGGTGTCCAGATCCTCCGGGCAGCTTTTGGAAAATTGCATCAGCGGCACGGTGCGCAGGAAAGCCGCGCAGCTGTCGAAGACGTACATGCGCGGATAGCCCAGCTCGTCAAACTGCAGCCTGTAGTGGCACTGCATCCAGCCCGGGATGCGCCGGTTCTCGCCGGGGACGAACGTGATCCCGTGCCGCGCCGCGGTCTCGGCCACGCTCTCGCCCCGGCTCCCGTCCCAGATGGAGGGGTCGGCCACGCCGGTAATGTGGCGGGAACGCAGCCAGGGGTGCTCCTTTTCGATGCGGGCGATCTCCGTAAACTGCTTTTCCGGCGTCCAACGCAGCCCCTCGTTGGGCGTCCCGGTGCAGCCATAGAGCTCCAGGATCCGGTAGAGCACCCCATCGTAGTCCACCGCCCACCAGGCGCAGGAGAAGGGCCGCCCGTAGCCGAAGTCGTAGCTGCGGAAAATGCTCCAGCCCCGCTTGTCTCCGGCGCCCAGGTCGAAGGGCTCGATGACGTGGGTGAAGCGCCGCTGGCGTCTGAGCTCCTCGGATGAATCGGTAAAGCCGTACTTTTGAGCCATCGCCAGATCGGGTGTCACCCGAAAGTCCTCGAAAAACTGCCCCTCGAAAATGTCCCAGCGGCCGTAAAGCCAGGCGTCCCGCAGCTTCGGCGGCAGGGAGCGGAGCTTGCGGACGTAGTCGGGGTCCGCCTGCATCAGGGCGGCGTTGTCGGTGACCAGGGCCGGGATGAAGCTGTAATCCTCCGGATTCTCCCCCTCCCGGTAGATTCGGTCGATAAACAGCCGCTTGACCCAGCCGTGGCCCTCTCCGCCCGGGTTCATCGTGTAGTAGACCCGCTTGGGAAAACCGTTTACCCCGCGCACGCAGGCCCGCAGCCTGTCCATCCGCTCCTCGCTCTGCTGGGTGGCCTCATCCACGAACAGCACGTCCGCCTCGGTGCCCTGAAAGCGCTGGGCGTCCATGTCGGTGTCGCAGTAGCGGAAGAGGATGCGGCTGCCGTTGGGGAAAACCAGATGCTTCTTCTGATCGTTGTAGAGCGCAAGCCGCCGCTCCGGATCCTCGTCATAGACATGCAGCAGCTCGCACAGCGGCAGGATGTGGTTTTCCTGCAGCTCCGGGTAGGTCTTTCGAATGATCAGCACCTTGATCCCCGGATAGCGCAGGCAAAGCAGCACCGCCTTGACGCGCACGGCCCAGCTTTTGCCGCCGCCCCGGGCGCCGCCGTAGCCCACATAGCGGTGCGTATCGTTCAGAAACAGCCGCTGCTTTTCACTGGGCCTTGGGATCATCAATTCCGCCATTCTGTTTACCTCCCGGTCTATTGATTGCCTTCCCCTCGAGGGGAAGGTGGCGCAAAGCGCCGGATGAGGTGGATAGCTTCCAAAACAGGTTTTCCGCCCCGGTCACTGCTGCAGGGGCCGACGCCCTCGGCGGCCCTTCTCGTCCCATGCAGCCAGCAGCGCTCACTCCGCCGCCTCCTCCGTGTCCCCCACGAAGCAGACGGTCACACTCTGCCCGCCCGTGCCCTGCAGCTCCCGGTGCAGCTGCAGCATCTCCCGCAGCACGCCGCTCAGCTCTTTAGCCCGCTTGCTGTCCCCCTCGGTCAGCGCCGTCTCCATCTGCTCCAGCGCTGTACGCGCCGCCCGCCGGACCCGCGTCCGGGAAACCGGCGCCCGCCCTCCCCCTCCCCGCTTCTCGCTCACTGCATCCACCACGGCCATCCGCTCTCCTCGATTTGATGGACGATCGGATCATCCGGGATCTGTTCCATAAGTTCGTTTCCTCCGACTTTTAGTTCTGTTTCTCTGAACGTTAATGGGCGTAAAAAGACCACGCATGTCCATAGAGCCGTGGTCCTGCCGTTTCTGCCTCCATCAAGGTGGGTTGCCCTCTCCGGAGTTCGGTTATACTATACCACAGTTTTCGCAAGAAGTCAAGAGTAAAGTTTTCTTACTCCGAACTTTCTGTTTTTCTCTGATTTGCTATTTTCTTTTTAAAAACTTTTTCGCCTGTGATATTATGTTTAACTTGACATTCTTGCGGCTAAACTGTACACTGAACATAACAAATGCAGAAAGAGGTGTATCCCATGGGCGAAGCCATCACATACGACCGCAAGCTCTTTGCCGACAATCTGATGCGTCTGATCCGCGAAAACCACGAACGGCAGATCGACATTGCCCGTCTGCTGGACGTCAGCAAGTCTACCGTCTCCGCCTATTGCAGCGGCAGCCAGATGCCCCGCATGGACAAGATCGAGCAGCTGGCTCACCACTTCGGCGTCAGCCGCGGCGAGCTGCTGGGGGAAAGCGCGGCGCCCGCGCCCGCTGTATCGGTTCCGGCCGCGGAGCCGGAGAGTCCTATCCTGCCCATCTACCGCGCCCTCAATGAGCGCGGGCAGAACGAGCTGGTGCGCTACGGCCGCTATCTGGTGAAGCTCCCGGAGTATCAGACCGAGGAGAAGCCTGAAAAGATCACCTATATCAAGCACTATCTGGTGCCCGCCGCCGCGGGCTACGCCTCTCCCATCGAGGGCGAGGATTATGAGAACATCCCCCTGGACCCCGGCGCGCCGGTGGGGGCGGACTTCTGCATCACCGTCCGGGGCGACAGTATGGAGCCCTTCATTCCGGACGGGAGTCTGGTTTATGTCCGCCGCGGCGCCCCTCTGCAGGAGTTTGACGTGGGCATCTTCTTTGTGGACGGGGACGTGTTTTGCAAGCAGTGGTGTGTGGACTACGGCGGCACGCTGCACCTTCTGTCCGCCAATCCCGTGCGGCAGGACGCCAACATTGAGATCCCCCGCGACGCAGGCCGCAGCTGCATCTGCTTCGGCAAGGTCCTCCTGGACCACCGCCTCCCCCAGCCGAGTTACTATTGA